ATCAGCGTTGCGCCACTCAGGGATCATTTCGGGCAAACGGGCCTGTTCAGTTTGAACTTTTTTCTGAACCTGCTCATCCAACTGGCGTTGCCGAACTTGCGCTAGGCGCTGTTGTTCCGCTTCGACAGCCCGAATTTGAGCCTCACGCTGCTCTTTGCCTTTGCGCCACTGACGCTCTAGCTTCGTCGCTTCGATGGGGTTCTTTTCATAAAGACTATCCCAGTCGGGTTCCGCTTGCATCTGCTGCTCTAGCTGCTGCCGCATGGCAGGCAAGAGTTGAGCATACTGCTCACGTTCTGCGGAAATCTCTTGTTCCAACGCCTGCACAGATTTGCGCTGCTCGGCTAGTTCTTGAGACTTCCTTGTGTAGTCCGACTGCCTCGAATAGCCTGAAAGCAATTCGTCGAGCGTGACCTCAACCTCCTCGCCGTTCACCTTGACGGTGTAGCGAGGGTCTTCGTCGGGTTGCTCTTCGTAATCACCTTCTCCAGCTTCTTCGCTGTCGTCGGTCGGCTCATATTCGGACTCAACTTGCGCGCCCTCATATTCGCCTTCGGGCTGTTCACCCGGCGCATCATCGCTCGACGCCGTGTCCTCAAGGGGGGCCATCATAGCTTTGACTGCATCTTGTGCGGTTTGCAGGTCGCCCTTAGCGGTATCTGCCATTTCGCTCACTCCATTATGTCACTTCGCGGCCTTTTCTGCAACTACCCCGCTTTCAACGAGGATTCGTAGACGACGCCGCACTGCGTCTACGCCGACCTGTCGCGCTTGAACGGCGAACAATTCATCTGTGTCGCCCAATTCAATGCTGCGAAAATCATCAAAGATTTCCTGCTGAATTTGCTCAATAACGAAAGCAAGCCCCTCATCTTCAAGTAGGCGTTTGGCCTCTCTCGCGTGTCGCAGGATTTCTTCCTTGGTTTTCTTCGCCATTTACGATCCCTTTCACCATGTCAGCCTGCGCGCGCATCACTTCACGCGCTATCGTTGCGGATTTCTTGATCTGCTCGGCAGACAGTTGCGCCCCATACTTGGCCTCAAGTTCTGCGGCCTTCATGTAAACGTCGATCTCCATCTCATCGCGCTTCAGTTCCTCGTCACGCGCGCTTTCCTCGCGCTTGCGCTGCATCTCTTCGCGCTTAGTGGTCACATCAGCTTGAATCTGCATGATCTGCGCCTGCACAAGCTGCTCGTTCACGTCAGGCTCTTTGGGCTGCGGGGGTGGCGGCTGGAAGTTCGCAGGGTCGTTCCAGAACCGCGAGGTGTCCTTGAAGCCCGCCAGCGAGGTCATCTCGGCCAGCGTGTTATACAGCTTCGTCAGATCGGTCAGCGGGTTGATCGGCCCCAGCGTAGCCATCGCCTCTTTCTGCATCTCGCCAAGCTGCTTCAGCATCATCATCCGCTCAGTGTCGGACCCTTTGCCCAGTGCCACCGTGGCGATGCAATCCATCGACGCATCCCAACCACGCGGATCAATCGGGACGAACTCGCTGGTCAACCGAACCATGCGCATGGCGTCTTGGTTCTGCGTAATCAGGCGCAGGATGCCACGGAACAGGGTTTTCATCCCCGTCTCGGCAAAGATGCGCGCGATCATCTCAATGTGCTGCTGCGCGGCGTTCACAGTCGCCGCAACGGCCCCTGCCGTCGAAGATTGCAGCGCATCGGCGTCAAGCCCAGCGGCGGCTTTGCTGATCCCCGTGCGGTTCTGCCGAACATCGTCCATATAGGTCAGCACCGGAAACGCCTCTTTGCCGACAAACGGCATCGTCAACGGCTGCACCTGCCCCGGCGAGCGCTGCCGGATGATCGCACCCGTCTCGGTGTTCATCACATCTTCGATGTTCACCTGACCCTCGGTCACAGCTACGCGAGGGTGAATCGACATAGCCAAGCTGTCTAGCGTGTTGCGCATGAGGACAGACTTGATGCGCTGGATGTCCATCACGATGTCGGCAATGCTCATACCGAAGAAGTCGTGCGGCTCTGGGTCAGGGCAGAACGCCGCAAACGGAATCATGTCGGTAGGCTGATCGTCGAGCAGAGTATTGCCGACACCCGCCACGCAGACGCGCCGTAACTCAGCGATGCCATCACCGTCGCGGTCCACCTTGATATAGCACTCGGTGTAAGTCACCTTTCGCGAGGCTGGGTCACTGCGGTCAGTGTTGCGCGAGGTCAGCGCCGGGTTGCGCGTGTAGCGCTCGACATTGGTGTCCATCTCGTCAGTGCTTGACGCCAGATCGATCACGTCGTCGTAGTCATACCCCATCGCCACGAGGTCACTGACCGTCATCACGCGGCGGTGCGCAACGAACTCAGCATCCTCAATGGATGTTGCACGGCGGTCGATCAGAAACTCCTCTGGCGGTAGCGCCTCGACCTTCACCCGCCCATCGGGCTTGCGGTGCGTCACGCGAACATCGTGAAGCATAGGGGGCGGTGGAGGTTCCATCCCCATCTGAGCCATCATCTGCGCTTGCATCGGGTCAATAGGTGGCATGGGCGCGGGATAAGATGACTGCACGTCAATGTTGACGTTGGGGTCAGAGTTCAGCGACGCCAGTGCGGCATCGTCCAGCCCCGTCATGTCCGACACTTCAACCCGGTAAGAGGTATCCCAATAGAACTTAATCACCCCCACCTTGCGCACCAGCGCGTCCTTGAAGGCGCTGTGCAGCGTCAGAAAGCCGGGATTGTCCTTCTGGAACACATAATTCACATATTCCGTGGCCTGCTTGGCCATCGCTACATCTTCGGGGGCGCGTGGCACGAACTCGACAACCTTGTCCCCCGACGTGAACACCCGCATCAGCGAGGGCATGATCGCCTGAACCGTGTCGCGCACGTCCATGCTGACAACTTGGCTGCGACCCTCTTCCTCATCGCCGTAAGGCTCGCCGCGATAATATTCTGTCGCCTTCGCGCGCACTGGCGACACAATGTTGTCAATGAAGTCCTCGGCGTCGTCGATTTCCTTGCCAACAATGCCCTGCAACTCATCGTCCGACATATAATCGGGATTTATGAGCGCCTGCACTTCGTTGGTGATGTCGTTGATCTCGGTGTCCATGTGTGCGGCTCCTATTGCGCGAGTAGGCCGCGCGGCCTCGGCTGCGGCAAAGTTCTATGTTCTGGTAGCAGTGTTTCTGGTGGGCGCTGCCCATACATGCGCTCGTAGTTTGATATAACACCCGGAGCGTATTCGCGCGCCTCGTCATCCAAGTTTGCCGGGTCAGCACCAGAGGCAACCCAAGAGGCGTAAGCGGGGGCACCCATGTTATACGCCGTCAATGCCGCGCGTAGGTCACCGTCATATTCTGCAAGAAGACCGTCAAAAATAGCCCGACCCATGCGCTCGTTTAGAATTGGATCACGCAGCAAATTTTGTGCAGATTGTAAACTTTCATCACCGGGGTCAAAACCCATCTCTTCTGCAAAAACAGACAGACTCGGAACACCATAGCCATAGTCGTAAACGTATTCCGGCATGACTTGCATGATGCCAACAGCCCCATCAGGAGAAATGGCGTTGGGGTTGAAGTCACTTTCTTGGTCCATGATCGCGCGGATCAAACCGTTCAGTGGATGCAAGTTATCGTCAGCCATTTCTATCCCACGCTCTTCTGGCCTTTGCAGCCCCACGCCTTGCGGCGAACCTTAACCTTCGGGGTCCGCTTCTGGGACACCGTGCGGGCGCAGTAGGCGTCCCCACGCTTGGTGCCGGGGCTGGACACCCGGCGGCGGGTCTTACCCTCACCGTCTTTGTAAGTCGTCCCATCCGCATACTTCTTGGCGGCGCTAACCTTTTTTGGGTTTCGAGCCACGGCTACCACCCCCACGAGCAACCTTCAGGTTGCTCCACGCATTCGGATACTTAACGCCACGGCGCTTGGACATCGCCTTGGCACGGCTCTTTTGTTGCGAGGTCAGCTTCGCCATCAGTAAATACCCTGATACTCAAGCGACGGCTGGGCATTAACTTGCCGCCGCCGCGCCGCCTGAAGACGCCGCAAC